TAGATGTGTTTGAACAAGAGCTAGAGGAAGAAGAGAATGAGTATTGATGACGCGACTCCCGAAGAGTGGGACACAGTTAGAGCATTGAACAACCTGTCCATTAGGAAGCCGAAGAAGGTAGACCCTGTGGACCAACCTGACCACTACAACAAGGGAGCAATCGAAGCCATCGAAGCAATCAAAGCGTCCATGCCTGAACAAGAGTTTAGGGGTTATCTCAAGGGTAACGCACTGAAGTACCTCTGGCGCTATGACTATAAAGGTAAACCAGTGGAGGACTTACGTAAATGCCGCTGGTACGTTGACAGACTAATCAAGGAACTAATTTAATGGACGCATATCAACAATACATTCACAAGTCACGGTACGCTCGTTACCTACCAGAGGAACAGCGTAGGGAGACTTGGGAAGAAACCGTAAACCGTTACCTAGACTACTGGGTAGACCGTGTACAGCTCAATGAGTTTGACCAAAGTGAGATATTCCAGAGTATCCACGAGCTAGACGTAATGCCCAGCATGAGAGCACTCATGACTGCTGGAGAAGCGCTGGACCGTGACAATGTAGCTGGGTTTAACTGCTCCTACTTACCTATCGACCACCCTAAAGCGTTTGACGAAATGATGTACGTCCTGATGTGCGGTACAGGCGTAGGCTTTAGTGTCGAACGTCAATACATCAGCAAGCTACCAGAAGTAGCGGAGGACTTTCATGACACCGATACCGTTATACACGTCGCCGACTCTAAAATTGGCTGGGCTAAAGCATACAGAGAACTTATTAGCTTGCTCTATTCGGGTCAGCTTCCAAAGTGGGACGTATCTGGAGTACGACCTGCAGGCGCAACCCTTAAGACCTTCGGCGGTAGAGCATCTGGTCCGGAACCTCTTGTCGATCTCTTTAACTTCACCGTTGACGTCTTTCGGGAAGCTCATGGACGTAAGCTCTCCTCAATCGAATGTCACGATCTCTGCTGTAAGATTGCACAGATCGTCGTCGTCGGGGGAGTGCGTAGAAGTGCTCTCATCAGTTTGTCTAACCTCACTGACGATAGACTCCGAAGATGCAAGTCAGGCCAGTGGTGGATCGACAATCCTCAACGTGGTTTAGCCAACAATAGCGCATGTTACACAGAGAAGCCAGACTTTGAGGCGTTTTTAAATGAGTGGAAAAGTTTATACGAGTCCCGCTCCGGAGAGCGAGGTATGTTCTCTAGAGTCGCAAGTCAAAAACAAGCTGCAAAGAACGAGCGACGAGATGCTACCTATGATTTTGGAACTAATCCATGTAGCGAAATCATCCTCCGACCTTACCAGTTCTGTAATCTATCGGAAGTTGTTGTCCGGTCAACCGATACGTTGTCAGACCTCAAACGAAAAGTACGTGTTGCAACTATCCTTGGGACTCTTCAGGCTACCCTGACTGACTTCCGCTACTTACGAAAAGTGTGGCAGAAGAATACAGAAGAAGAAGCATTATTGGGTGTATCGCTAACAGGCATCATGGACCACCCCGTGATGTCAGGAAGAGGAGACAAAGATGAATTACGAGAGTGGCTGGATGCGCTTAAAGGAGAGTGTATTTCTACTAATGCTGTTTGGGCTGATCGGCTTGGTATCAATCGCAGCGCTGCTATTACTGCTGTTAAGCCCTCTGGTACTGTTAGTCAGTTGGTTGACAGCGCTTCCGGGATACATCCGAGGTATGCGGAGCAGTACATCCGACGAGTCAGAGCGGACTCAAGAGACCCCCTCTGTCAAGTCTTAGAGGCCGCAGGAGTGCCCGTAGAGGACGACGTAATGTCACCCACTACCAAGGTATTCTCCTTCCCCATAAAGTCTCCTGACGGGGCTGTGGTGGCCTCTGAGATGGGTGCTATGGAACAACTTGAGCTATGGGAGATCTATCAGGATCACTGGTGTGAACACAAGCCGTCCATGACGTGTTACTACCGTGACAACGAGTTCCTTGAGGTGGGTCAGTGGTTGTACAACAAGTTCGACAAGATCAGCGGCGTAAGCTTCCTGCCTTACTCAGAACATACGTACCAACAGGCTCCTTATGAACCCATTGATCTGGAGACGTTTGAGCAGTTGAAGCAGGCATTTCCAGAGACCATCGAATGGAACATCTCTGAGAACTCAGACATGACCGAAGGGTCACAACAGTTGGCTTGTACAGGTAATAACTGCGAGTTGTAAACAAAAGGGGGCCTTAGCGCCCCCGTCTTTTCAAGGTGTGATTATGAACATCAAACGTGATATTGAAATACGCATAAGAGTACTTGAGAACAAACTAACCAAGTCCATACCTGCGGCTCGCAACAACGAGATCAGAGGTGAGATCATGGGTCTGAAGTGGGTGCTAGAGCGCCTCTAGTCCTCCTCTTGTTGTCCTCTAACTCCAAGGCCACCAACCGTAGTCAACATACCAGCAGACCTTAGGCGCTCACCTCTGACAACCTGAGGATCTGCTTTTATGCCTGCTACTGCTGCTACAAGTTCTCTATAACTTTCAGACATTTCATCTTTTGCTGGGACTTTAATTGTTCTAGCAAGAGCCTGAGCATTTTCTCCCGCTGCGTCAAAAATCATAGGGGGCGTAGCGTTTACCATTCTGTTTGGTAATGCTGTTTCTACCGCTTTGCCTACGACAGGGACATTCTCAAGGAAGTTGTTTTCGTCAGACACAACCGCCGTTACTCTTCCTCTAGGAGTTATCTTACCTACGTAGTTTACGCCTCCTTCTGTAATTGCCGTTCCTTCCATTGAACCAGTAAAGTAAAAACCTCCGTTCGCTTTTGCGTTGGCGAGTATTTCTTCATCTGTTTTACCCATCTTTGGGTGTAATCTAAGTTTAGGCTCGCTCTTAAACTTGGACAGCATTTCTTCATTACTCACCGTCTTTTTATTTTTAAAGATTTTAGCAAAGGCGTTCATAGGCCCTTTAGAAGCAAAGTCAAACGCATGGTTGCCTGTTTGGAAAGTAGTAGGAGTTTTTACATTTATAACAGGAGACGCTGCGTCAGCAAACCGCTCTGCTTTTTCTCCTTTACCTACCTGCCAGACGTTACCAATGTGTTCTTCAAAGAAGTCAAGGTCTCTCTGAGGTGTGTTGTTTCTAGCACCAACCTGATTTACCAAGTCAGAGTAAACACCGGAACGGAATGGGACGGTATCAGACATGTAACTAATTCTGTCTACTGTGTCAAGCGTAGGATCAACAGGCCCTTGTCTACCTAAGCGGGTGTTAGTAACAATATTTTGTTGGCCTTGAGAAATAGCCTTTGATAAATCTCGTTGTGCACCACCAATTAACTCTTGCGCTACATCTCTAGTTGTCGGGTTAACGCCTGTGCTGTAGTATAAGGCGCGTCTGTCTGGGTCCATTAGATTAAATAAACCACTCTTTGTACCTTCTCCGGCCCACTTAACAAAATCTTGTATTTTTGTCCTGCCCTGCATTACTTCTTCAGCGTTTTTAGCGTCTTTAACTTGATTTGCTACCATAGGACCAACTTTAGGTATTCTTCTGACCTTATCGGCAAACGCTTGTGGATCTCTGGCTATATATCTGTCAACCATATTAGGCACAGCGCCTTCAGGCATATCAGTAGGGCCGTAAAAGTTAGGAATGTAATTCCTAGGAGAACTCAAGAACAACCCAGCGTTTTCTTGCGCCCTATTTAGATTAGGGAGAGCCTCTTGTGTAATCTGAGCGCCCCTACGCATCATCCCAAGACCGCCCAAGGGGACGTAGTTGGCGGGAGTCAATGCTTCTTCAGCGACAAAGTTAAGAGGAGCCATGGCGTCAACTGTGGTTTTTCTAGGGGCCGACATGGGTATTCCTTCTGACCCAGCGTATACAGGTAATTCTAAAGAACCAAAAGGGTTTTCAATAGCGGGGTTAAGAAAAGCAGAAGCAGCTTGCTGCCTGTAGGTTTGTGCCGTAGACCCTGCCCTAGAAGCCCCTCTGCGTATTGCTAAGTACTCTTCTCGTTTTTTCTGAAAGTCACTCACTCTCTTCTTCCTTAATTTCTTCACGAGTTTGGTCAATAAGGTCAACAAGAAGGATTCTGTCCATCTCTAGTTCTTTCAAGGCGGTACCTTTGGTAAGAGGAATTGCTTTGTCAATAGCAGAAAGCATACTTGAGTATATTCTAGCCCTGTTTCTAGGCTTCATGGCTTGTACGCCCGTGTACACTGCAGTGCCAAGCACTCCTGCAGCTGTTGCAGGCACAGCGCCCCCTATAGCCCCTAAACCTACAGTTCCCGTAGCTCCTAAGGCTAAAACAGTGTTTGGCAATAAGTCAACAGCTTTTAAAGCACGTACAGTTCGACTAATAGCGTCTCTGCCTGATGCGTTACGTTTAGGTAGTATGTCCTCCATGGCTGTAATACCGTGGAACTGCTTGGTCAACAGGTTGTGTAGTTGGTCTCCACGGGTGTTGTCCTTCAGTGTGTCGTTAATTACACTACGAATCTTTTTACCTGCAATAGACCTAGCGCTAGGTGTTCCGTCAAAGTTGTTCATTAGATTATCAAATCTACGTCGAACCTCTAGTACACCCACAAGATCTGAACCGCTGGTCTGTACGGACTCAAGGACAATTTCTGACAATTCAGCAAGTTGTTTTTGTATGTCCCCGCTTGCTATACGAACGATAGGGTCTTTTAGGACTTCATCAACAGCCCCTTGCATGTCCTCCAAAAATTTGTCAGAATCAATGGCCTTGTTTTGAGCTGTTATGATCTTATCAGTTGTTTGTTTAGCCGCGCCTACTTCCTTTTGTATTTGGTTGTAGTTGTACCAATACGAACGGTTTGGCTTTACGCCCTTCATGTTGGTAATTGTGTCAATAACTAAGTTATCAAACTCCTGAGGTTCCCACGTTGCTGTACGTAAGACGCCTTTTTCTTCAAACACGTCTCGCATCTCTGGCGTCACTGGTTCCAACAAAACCTTAACACCGTTTCTTTTGTTTTCTCTTACGAGCTTTGTGGCTTCTTTTTGTGCGCCTCTTTTGGCTACGTCTAGTCTAGGTATGTCTGGTCTAGGGCTAAACAAAAGTCCTATGTCTACAACGGACTCAAGACGTTCTGCGGCGGCTTGGTATTGGGGGTTAGCATTTCTAAACCACTGGTAGCCTTCTTCACCCAAAGAAGCTGCTTGGGCTGCTAGTCGGAAGGCTTCAGTGTCTTTGATTCTGTCGTAGACTGCTTCTGCTCCTTCCTTAACTGAATTAGGAATCCAAGAACTAAGATAGGTAGACAGTGTTGCACCACCTGCCCTAGCTGCCTGAGAGCCTCCAATGAGAGCCAATTCTGGCGCTCTGTAAAGCTGCTCTAGAAGGCTTGGGTCGTCTCCTGTGACGTTTTGAAAACGACGGGACACCTCAGGACCAAACCGCTCTAGTTCTCCCCTGAGGGTTTCTCGTGCAGCCATCTCAGGTTCAAACCCACGAAGTGCAGGAGAAGTAGTAGTAGGAGTGCTTAAAGGGAACGTTTGTCCTCCTGCGATACCTACCTGTGCTCCTGTTTGTGGATTAGTGGCGGTCTTAAGAGGCAACCACTGTTGTCCGTCCCAGTATACTTTTTTACCTGTTGTTGGATCAGTTGCTGTCTTCATATTATTAGTCCACTATGTATTGAACGCCGCCTACTGTTACTGTTGACCCTGTGGTCAAACCAGTGTCGTCAACCTCAGGTTCCACTCTTTCTGGAGGCATGTCCACCAGAGGGTAGAAAGCCATACCTGCTTTTTCGCTTCCTTTTAGTTTGCTGTCTACCGCCCCTCTAAGGGTGTTGTACTGGTTAATTGTACGTACGTTTTGCTTCCTAATAGTAGTCAACAGTCTACGCATAGTTTCAGGACTCATTTCAATCTGCCCTGCTACTACTTTTTGTGCAAACTCTCTGTCCGCATCTGACAAACC